ATCGAATCTGGGTAGACGCCACTTAACCCTGTGGAGGACCGTTTTATCACGCCCGGGGGGCGGCAGGGGGGACGAAAAATTATGCTAATGTATATGTGTACGGGCCAGCTCTTATGGAGAAACCGGTTAAAGTGGTTGATCCAGAATAGTCGAAAATGAGTGTTTGACCAGTCTGAACTCTAACACGGATCACTTCGAGACGTGACGTGAGGGCCGTAGCACCTTCCGACCAAAGGATGGAAGAAGTAGCAGTTCCTGTTAAGGTGGGCAAAGCAAGACCAGTACCTAACGAAATAGCGGAGAAAATATAATCTCCGCCGGCAACAAAAGTCATGATAGAACCAGACAATGTAGCCAGAACGGCTCCGGTTGTAACCGGCGCTGTTCCGAAAATGACGCTTTTGGTAATGGATGTCGCGGCAATTATGCGCGAACCTCCTGCTGGAGAACCGATTTTTGGCTTGAACAATGACACGTCATAGGACACCCATAACTCTCCCAACACAGTTCCTGCTGTAGCAGGCAATCCTGTGGTCGCAATCTGAAAATTGCCTAGGTCGTAGAAACGGTTGTCTTGTGACGGTGTGGTGGAACTGTTCAAGTCGCGAACGTACCAGAGATTTTTGTCGCTTGCGGCCGGATCACACTCGATCGTGTGGATCTGCGAACACGACGGTTTAGCCGAGACAGAGTATTGTGCATTCTCCATATGGACCTTGTCGCCGTAGGACGCCTCAAGGGCGTCGTAATTCGCTGCCATAATGACCGCCCCCAACGCACCACCCGTCGTGATGTCGCTGGAGAGGGTCTTGAACTCGAAAATGAGTCCTTCAAAGCGGTACTGCTGGTATGATGCCGCGAGTGCGGACAACCACGGGAATGTGAGTGAATTCCCCGGGTTGATGGTGTAGCTAGTGTTTGTGAACACGGTTGGCGACGCTGGAGCTGCGATGTCACCGAGATATTCCCGATGTCGCACCCTAGTTGCGTGTCCCATAACTCCAAAGGAGGGGACGGCTTCGCCTGGAGGGATTGCCATTCCACTCTTCGCGAGTGAATTGTTCTCGACGGCGTAATCCCCAAACCCAACGAGTTTGGAGATTCCGCTACCGAGATATCCTCCCAATCTGGCGCCGATGGCTGCACCAGGCTTGGGCATTCCGTATCGTGCTCCGGCGAGTGAACCCGCCCTTGCACCCATTGCCATCCCTGTTTTATTAAATGTCCCATCCGGAACAATCTTCGACATAAAGGGAGCAATGACATCACTGTAATAGCCACCATTTCCTTCGATTCTCGGAATGGCCTGCTTCTTTTTATTGTTTTTATTTTTGTTTTTGTTGGGCATATTTTGTTGCCCCCCCGCGCTGCTAAGTGGGAGATCGCGAACCTCCGCCCGTAGGCTGCTGCACTTATGCCAGACTAGTAGTCGACATCACAGAGTTTATCGAACACTGGGTGTTCGATATAACTCGGCAACGCGACTACAGTCCGGAGCAGTCTTTCAACGGATTCCACCTCCTCAACGGTGATTCCATATCTAGACTCAATAGATGCGAGAGCTGTTTGGCGGTCAACCTTAACCGCAGTCATGGATGGTTTCCAGGACTCTTGCAAACTGCCAAGCACCTTTCTTGGTTGCTTTCCTAAGCGTATCATGGTAAAGAGGAACTCACCTAGGATCGGATAACTCCGGTCCAACTCGCCATACGACTTGGCGAGTGCGGAAGAACACTGTTGAATTGCCTCCACCGGAGACAAATAACTTTTCTTCCCGCGGCGGGTCACGCGAGTGACGGAAATAGGATCGTTTAGCATTTTCCCAATTTTAAGACAAGCGGAGGGCAGCGGAATCCAATCCACACCCTGTTCCCCTTGCTGCCACCATCCTTTTAGGAAAGTGGAAGTGAAAATGTCGTCGCGCGCTGCGTATTTTACAGTAAAGCCCAATTCAAGGCCCGCGTCAACTAATCCTTTCAATCTATCGCGATTCATCAGGAACCACACAAACATGGCTAAGGTAGACATCGAATTAAACGACGTCGTGGTTGTTATACCGGTGGGGAGCTGAACTCCTGCCCCACCCTTACAGAACAACCGCCCTTTACGGATTGTGTACCCTGAGCTACATGCATCGAAAGCAAGCTTACAGAAGTCCAACGAAATACCAAGCCTTAAAAGGATTTGCCACATGAATTTTCTTGTGGGTCCCTCATCTTGTGTATGGTCGAACATGGATTGATCGGCCTCACCGCCGAATTCAATTTTCAAACCGCCCCAGGCGACGAACGAATCGTCCCCGGACATGGCAAAGACACAATGTCCTTCCTGCGCGGCCCTTCCAATTTCTGATAACCTGGCTTGTGCGTATCCTGAAGCAAAGAAGATACGAACAGGCACGCCGCAAACGACAGTCGTTTGTCCATCAAACAAACGATGCAATTCGTCGGCAAAGCTTCTTGCATCCCCCCCCATTTTTGCGTGCATCAGTGGAGGAAGATTTTGTATAGCCCGGGGTTTCATGGTCAGAATACCATTCACATCCTTCAACGACGTGATTGTTTCATTCCACTTAAGGTTCACGGTCTTGCCGGTAAATTGCACGAGCCCGGCGATATCGGTACGATATGCCCTCTCTAAACGTGCGCCTTTCCGGCCCATGGCTCGAATATTTTCTTCAACGCTGCACACCGCGCAGCGCAAATCCGGGATCAAATCCCGAACGAAAAATTTTCCGAGTTTTTCCCACTTAGCGTGGCGTTCTTTCTCCGAAAACGGATTACCGACAAACGGGTCGTTGTGTAAACGGAAAAGAACGGCTGCCAACAAATTTGTTTCGTTGTTAGCAGGCTGGTGAAGCAGTCTGTTGGTGATTAGGATCGGATACGTAATGTTCCTACCCAACGGGCGCCCCAAAAGCTCGAAAGCCTCGGCAACGTCCACATCAACTCCGTCAACGAAGACGGAAATTTTACCCCTGAAGTTTTTCGGTCCGGCGACCATTCTTGCTGTGTAAGAAGGGAGTGTCATGCGCTCGGGGATACGCACCACATGTTCCTCAACATCGCAAAGAATTTCGCCGTCTTCATACAATTTCAGAAAATCAGACAGCCTACAAGACACTTTGCAGCTATGGTTCCACCCAAGATGTAGAATCAATGCTGCAATGCGACCAAACGGGCCGCCATAGTTCCGCAAGAAAAATGCGAAAAGATGAACGGCGGTCCGCCCGATGGAATTTTTCGGTTCCCTGGTGGTGATTAGCTCGAACAAGACCCCAGCAACAGCGAGGGGCTCAGAAAACCATGCCAGACCTTCCTCCAGAAACGCTGAAAGGAGAGGCACTGACGGTATGATCCAAGCCCCGAACAAGGCACTTTCCGCATCAACCGAACGCAAAACGGCGTCGGCTTGGCGGAACAGATACGATAGAAAAGCCACAAACAAAATCAACATGCTTGCGACAAATCTCGAGTTCCAGGGTTGAGGGGCTGTGTTCTTCTGAGCACGCGTTCTGTCGAGGTGGGCTTCTGAAACGACATGAGCTTGACGCAATCGTGCCAACTCTTTCGAATCCTGATTCCTACCAAAATAGATCCCCGCGAGCACCGTTCCGTCAACCATCTTTCGATAGTCGAACGGAAAACGCTTGCGGAGCGCGTGCATCAGAGGCGTGTCAAGTTCCTTTGACACTAAAACCTGAGCCATGTCCAACAATTGACCGTGTGGGATTTTACGGACCAATCGAGGACTCACTTTCAAAAACGTTTCGACGTGTACCACGACATGTTTTTTAGACGTGACGGGTAACCAGAACCAAAATTCTGTGTCATCCACCTGCATCACTGAACAGTCACCAACCAACTTAGGAATTGGTTGAATAACAACACTGTCAACTTTCGTCATGGCCAAACGTACAATACGGTACGGGCCAACGGAAGCAACAGGTGAAATGTCCAAACCGTTGTAATAACGATTCATGAGCCATTCCGGCCAGGGGTGCGGGGCGTACGGTGTCGACTCTTCGTCAGAAGACGAAAGAACTAGACCGTCAACATTTTTGACATACACCTGTTCAACGATTGTTGAACCATCCGATAGAACAAAGGGCTTATCGCCCCCCATTTCACCGGGAAAAAACCGACCAATCCAATACATAGTCCCATCTTTACTCTGATGCAAACATTTCTTAGCGAAGTCGGGCGAAAATTCATCAAGAGACGATTCCGAACCACACTGATAGATGTCACAAGCAACGACCAAATCAAACATCCTGAAAAGGTCATGTGGAACACGTGTATCTGCCCCCCTGGAAGCATCCCCTTGCACGGGATCATTCGGAGAGAGGAGCCATCTAATTTCCATGCCTCTAGAACTAACGGTATTGCCATTCGGCAACCGTGTTTTTCCAAAAGGTCCTGAAAACTTAGGATTGTAACCCAACGTTCTGGAACTTCCATAAACGTCCCAAGCGTCCATCATCTGCAGATTTTTCCCTGTTTTTGCCAAAACCTGGAAAAATGCCGACTCACGGCATGCAGCACTGAAGGCGTGCGGGTTATGATATCCATCGTCACGCGAGTGACACTGGATGCCGAGTTTTTTCAAAGGCTCAATGACGTAGTCGTCACAAGCACTAATTCCGATTTTACGGTATTTGGCCCATGACGCAATGTCATCGAAGAAAAGCTGCGGAGGTTGCGCCAAGGGCGCTTCCGACCGTACATTAGCAGAACGCTGCTGTTGCACGGATGCCGAGTCGAACGCGACAGGCACTGAATTACGGAGTCTATTTGAACGGTGTCCCGATGTAGCGGGACGAGTGGAAAACGGCAAACGGCGGTTTT